CCACCAATCAGCATTCTTACAGATCCCTTTTTATTTGAACAAATGTTTTCTATTTCTGCATAAAGTTTATTATACTTTTCCTGCATATCCCAAAGAAGAGTATTTCTATACTTTTTATTTCGGTACATTTCCAATTCATCATTATTTATTTTAGCTGCAAGCTTTGCCATAATATTGAATATAGCGTTTGTACCTTCAAATGTAAATCTTTTTCCTTCTGTCTTGAATGGTCTCAAACCGGTAGAATATACTGGCACATTGTGTACAAATATAATATCTCGATTAGCCATGATATCGTCATAAAAGTCTCTTTTATTACCTTTATTTTTATCTAAGAAATATTTCATTATTTCATCAAATCGTTCATGAAATTCCATCATGCCTATACCGGCATATGTTTCATCTATTTTACCGGTTCTTTTGCTATAACGACGCTTAGCTTTCTTTTTATTAATTCTTTTAGCATACGCACCAACTGGCATTCCATTTTCATCTAAATCCATCTCCGGTTCTATGATAGTTTCTAGAGTTCCAATACCTATAAAATATGCAATAGATTTATATAAGTTTGGATGAATAATCGCATAAGGTTCTTTAATTCTAATCCATCCAAATATTTCAAAATCGTCTCCAACAAATTTTACAACAGTATGACATATAGGACACGTCATACCTTTATTACTTCGCCCTTGTGTGCATCCATCTCGACAACTATATCTGTCTGTAAATGCATCGGGATCTTGTAGAGTCTTCATAAATCTCTCTGAATAAATAGAATCTGAGCTTTTTAAAGTCTTATTAATGTCTTGTGGTTCTTTAATAAAGAATCCTTTGTTAGCCGCTATATCGGCTTCCATTTCTTTGTCTAGATCTATTCGCTCTAGTCTAGTTCTAAATTCGTAGTCTTCATTAAATGGATACTGTAACTTTACATTTAATTTCATAAATACAAGTCCTCCTCCTAATAGTAAATGCCCTTTACTATTTATATAATATATACCTGAATACCAAATTGGTTAGCATTAGGGTATATTATAAGGTTGACGTGGATATAAAAACTAATATATACCAGAGTAGCGATGCTACTCTGGTATATATTTTTATAATTGTTCAATATCAGCAAAAACGCTAGTACTTTCTGGAACTGCAAGTGTAATATCAACTTTGCGAGGACCAATCAATACATACGCATTCTTAGGAAGAATATTTTCATCAATAATAACATCATTGATTCTAACTCCGTTTACGTCATATTCTGTTGGAAGCTCAAAACATCCAGATTTATCAGCTCTTAACATCTGCACTTTCATTGTTAACACCTCCCTCATATACTCTATTGGCTTTAACGCTACATACAAATTTATCTCCAGTGCGAGCTAAAGCATTTGCCTGTAAATGCTGGTCATCTGTAAAGGCACCCATCATTATTGGCATAGTGCTTCCAGGTACTCTCGCAAATACTATATGAATAATTTCTCCATCTTCAGGTTCGTGTGGCACTTCTAACATTGCTAATTTTTCTTCATCTGTAAGTTTCATAAATATATCCTCCTAAAATCACATTCCGAACGCTTTAGCTACATCTATATCGTGTAATTGTATTTGACTGTCATGGAAAGCCTTTAATGCAATAACTTTTAATCTAGATGCTAGCTGTGGCGTTGCAACCCCTACGTTTAATATACCCAATCTATAGAATAGATTTCCAGAACACTTATTACAAAATCCCTTCTTTTCTTTGCATAAAGAAGAAAATCTCATATTGACTGTTTTTCCCATATATTGGCTTATATTATCAGAGGTCAATTCTATTAATTTATTGTTCTCTACAATATAATTATACATAATCATACTTGCATTTTTGCTACTAATATTTATTTTTATAGTAGACGTTGTACCACAATCAGAACCTGCTGGTAATAGAGTTATGTGCTGAAACGCTTTCAAGAAAAGCTTTTCCCAATATCCACCAAACTGTGTTTTCTTTGCTCTAGAATAAGGACCAGCAGCTAATGATTTAGCAGTCTTTGGATAGTCCTTTTTAGTTACTCCATCGATATAATTAGAAGTTACAATATCATACCCTTTAGTTGGATCTGGGTCTTTTATTGCTCCGCGCATAACAAATAGATTTTTAAAGTTATTGCCAAAAGATCCTTTCGCCCCAGATTTGTAAAGATCCATTGAAGGGTCGTCGTCCAATACTTCTTTACAATAATCCAGCAGTTCTTTCTCTATTGCAGCTACAACTTTCTCGTCACCGTTATCAATAGAATCTTTATGTTTAGTTAAAAGAGCATTTTTTCTTTTTTCTATTTTATCTGTAATAAGAAGCATATTCATTGTAAAGCTTGGGCAAAGAATATTAGAATAAGGTTGAAATTTTTGAGTTCTCATAATATAATTTTTCATAGCTTCTAAAGGAATTTTATCCTCTAGCACGGCATAGCCGATTTTTGAATTTATCATCTTAGCGACACTTTTAGTCAACGTTGTATCAATATATCCAAATAAATCAAATAGCTCTGGTTCTATGAAAGTCTTATTGAATACAAATATCCCAACGGATGTTGTAAATGGTTTTTTATTACGTTTACCTTCTGGTCCGTATGAATCTGCCGGAATTGTGATAATATCATAAGGATTGAACCTGCGCTTATCGCCAAATTCCCCAAATGTTTCCATAATAAAAGATAAACTAGTTAAAGTTCTAATATCTAACGAAATAAAATAATCAATATCTTCTTTCTTAGTAATAGTATTACTTTTTCGTTTCACTTAAATCACCTCTTACCATACTGTAGCTTAATAATATTTTAATACCATATATTTCTAGACTTTGGGCTATCTTGATATTCTAAAACTGGTCTAAATCCATTTAAATTTGTTACACTATTATACGTAAACCCATTAATTTTGCTATAACCTCTTGTAGTTCTAACAGGTGATAAATTATATATAGATAGATTAGTAGTATCTTGGCACCATGATTGACTTGCAGAATTGTGCCAAACATTATCAGATCCTGCAATTATCTTACCATCTAAATCACTTTTAACTATATACTTATCCCATTCATTATTAGGAAATGCACCTAAGTTTCTGTCGGCTAGACTAGCCTTTCCGTCAGTTTCTAAATATGCATTACCACCAGATAAAGATCTTAATTTATAATCTGAAAAATAAGGAGTAATTCCTTTGATATTGGCTCCTCCGCCACCATTATCTATAGCCCAAGTATCTGCATAAAAACGAAACTTTTTAAATTTTTTAATAGAGGGAACAGAGAATGTCTGCCAACCTCCATATGCAGTATAAGTGCTGCTATATATTAATTCTTCATCTGTGAAATCTCCAGATATACTTCCCTTTATAGAAAATTTAGCAAGAGGTTCCATACCAGCTGCATTATTAGAGGCGAATACTTGGATGCTGGTTAATAAATGAGATTCTGGATATTCGAATTGGATATAAACAAGTGCTGGCGGCGCTGTATCGAAATAGAAATTAACGTTATTTAAAAGACTAGGTACAAAAAGATTAGGTAGGTATTCTGGAGTATTCAGTAATGAAGTGCTTACATTTGTAGAAACAACAGCAGGGTTTATATAAACGGTTGATACGCCTTCTATATACTTAGCAGCATTTAAAGTATTCCAAGATATATTTGTTTGTACAACCCTATCGGCTATAAGTAAACCTTTACCACTTTTGATAAAGTAGAATAGCCCATTAGGAGTTGCCGAACCAGAATACGGTATTTCTTCAGCTACACAGGTTCCTAATTCAGAGAAAGTTCCAGCAGTGCCGCTTGTTGCCGTATATTTACATGGAATTATATCACCAATAGTCATTTCTTCTATAGTTTTACATATTTTTTGTTTTGGATTTTCATTATATGGTCTTATATATGCATCACTAGATATATCTATTGCATCAAATGCAATACCAACAGCACTGCCATTAATAAATTCAACAAAATGATTTCCGCTAGATAAAGATGAAGTGTCATAGAATAATGTTTGAAATTGTAGTGCACCAGATAGATTTATTGTTGCGACAGCAATGCCATCTATTTTTAGAGTTGTTACAGGCGAATAAGTATATCTAGTACATATCAATCTAAATTTTGATCCTGTAAAATTAAATTTCACACTTGCCAGGGCATCGCTAGACACTTTGTGACTTCCACCACTTGTGCTAACGGTTGGATCGAAAGTCCACGTTCCAGTATAGACCATATTCGCATCTGTTTGTTCTATTCTGCGCCATCCAGTTTCTGGGGCTGGTAATGTTTGTCCTACAGTTGCCATTATATTATTACCTCCTTAAAAAATATATAAGTAGTTCAATGAACTACTTATATATTCTATATTTAAAAATAAACACTATAATCAATATCAATGCCTTTTTTTAAATCTATTAGACATTCATTTGGAAAATTAAGTTTTGTTACTGGTCTAATATCTTGATATACATTATAGCCATTGATTTCTTTATACCATGCTGTGCATAATGAAATAGTATTAATTCTAGCATCATTGACACCAGTAGTTGCTATAAAGTAGTCTCTGCAATCACTTGGGGTAACCGACATTTGCATATTTACAATTGTTTCTACAGGCAAAGATGATGTTGTAGAATAAATTGTATTATCTATTGGAGTACCGTCTGTAAATTGTTGAATAAGCTGTGGGTTCGAATCAAACTTTTTAAAATAATATGCATAATATGATGCTAGTGTCTTCCTACCAAAATATACATCTTTTCTGGCAGAATTTGTAATATCTTTATTCAATGGTCTGTATTGAAATGGGACGAGTCCAGTCGTAGGATTTATCCATTTGCGATAATCTTCCTCTTCTACTTGAGAATTTTCTCTCCCGCAACCATCTGTCCCAACACAGAATAGAGCTGTTTTATTAACTCCAGTAGGAACTGTAGTATATATTGTGTTGTCTAAACTCAGTGCACTATTATAGCTTGGGGTTATCTCTGTTCCAGGTAAGTCAAACAGGGCTCTTGCTAAGAACCCTGCACCTGGAAGGATTAGTTTGTTTCTTTTTGTAAATATAATTTCGCCGGTTTCATGACATTTAACAACTACTTTAGTTTTTATATTAAAATATTTTTCTTCTTTATCTATTCCGACTCTATCGTTGAAATCCAAATGGACAATTTCGTTAATCATTTATACTATTCTCCTTCCACTGCCAATTTAATAATATGTTATCCTAATCAATTTGGTTGCTGGTAATACGAGAAAGATATTTTCTCTTTAATACCCACACTATCAGATTTAATAAGGCTAACACTAGAGCTCTTTGATTCTACAATATTTATATAATCTGGCTTCTCTAAATGTATTTGCATAGCTTGAGTATCATATGGACGTATAGTATTTTGAGATTTATCATCAATGATGAGCTGTACATTCATTTGATTTAATACTACTTTATATGACTTAAAAAAATTAATCATAGTAAACAAATATCGCAATACGTATTCTCCAGATACTCCAGGAAATTGGCTATAGATATATTTAAATTCTTTTGTGTTTATATATTCTTCGAGGATATAAACTATATCAGATATTGTAGTTATTATTGTATTTTCTCTTGTTTCTTGATCTGATATAGCCTCTATACGCTTTAATGATACATACAAGACATTATCTTTTTCTTGTAAAAAATTAGTAAAACTAGAAGCTACTTTCCCGTTAGATAATTTAAAGAATTCCAAATTAAATTGCCAAATCATTAAGCTATCGTATAATTTTTTCCATATTTTATAAATATCATAGTTTCTAGCTTCTGTCATACCATAGCATATAGTTTTATATACATCTTTATTAGTTTTATAGATATTTATAAATGAATCTATATCTGGGATTTGCCCATTTGGATTTATGAAATTAAATACATCAAAATCTTCTGGTAATCGCCGTTGATCTAATATATATTCTTTGAGAGAATTCAAATCTGTTTTAAAATTAAATCCTTTTACGTATAAGATTTTTGTTGGACTGTCCATAATAGTATCATCTACCCCACTATACATATAAGCTAAAGATGTCATATAGCAAAATAAATGACTAAGTTTAAAATTTTTATTAGGGGAAATAGTTGGAACTTTAGCAGTTAAAAGTTCTTCTCTAAATACGTCATCGTATAGCATATTATAGAAATAAGGTATTTCAAATGCCATATCAGACAAGTTAACTAAATATTCCAATGTCATATATTTAGTTCTTGCATAATTAAACTGCTGTTTGAGTATCTGTTCCTTAACTACTTCATGTGCATTTTCTTGATTGTCTTCTCCATCCCAAAATTTATCATTAAGAGTGATACCATCATATGATTTAGTATTGGTTCGTTTCTTCAGATAGTCTGTATTAGTTTTAGCGGTAAGAGGAATTTTAACAAATTTTAAATCTATATCCTTTGCATAATCTTCGTCTTCTTCTTTAATTAAATACGAATCTTTATAGACAAATGTAAAAGTTAATGAATCATAGCTAAGTATTTTTGCAGGATCGACAAACATTAATCCATTACTTATTATTTCAAATTCATCTACTATTCTATTACGCTTATAATCTACAAAATAATCCCAATAGTTTTGTATATAATCGTAAAATGGTACTGGAACGTCTATAAATAAATCGTCATTAATGCTTAGATTTGTAACTACTGTTTTCTCTTCAACTGTAAGCAATTCATTTTTTTCAATAAGATATTTATTGTTAAAAATATATAATATTACTATTTCATCTCCTGTTTTGATTCCGTCCATATCGATATAACAGTTATATTTATTTACAGTTATTAGAGTTGGATCTATTATTAAACTATTATGCATAATTATAAACCCATGAGTAGTCTCTAAGTATGGATAAAATGGGAATGTAAGATAAAATATTTTTTGATCATTAGCGGTAGCCGATATCACCTGTTGCTCAATTTTAATAGCATAGTCAGATTCTATATTATAGATAAATGTATAATTTACTTTCTGGGTAATATATGGTAGTAAATCTTTGTCTATAATTGTTATTTGGCTCTTATCTGTATTAAATTGATAGTCTGTATTCTCTTCTAAAAGCGCACCGTTACAATCTATAATTACCTTATTTCCTCTAGTAAAGAAATCTGATATTGGATATGATATACTAAACTTATCTTGATATGCAACTTCTGCTGTTCTATAGTCTTTTAAAACTATTATATTTCTAGCAGTTGGTCCATATATATAACATAGCTCCATCTTTTCCCCAGGTTGTAATGATATAGATCTATCTCTAAATACTAATTTATTACTATATACGTCGTAATATTCATCAGATAGATACCATCCTCTAAGTTTAACATAAACTTTATATCCATATTTAAGATAATCAGATATAGGTAAATTTATTTTAAATTCATACTGATAATATTGGGTTGCTGTAACTATTTCGTATGTTTGCATCATATTCACAGGAGCATAGATAGCAGACGCAGAATAAATAAAATTAAACGATACTTCTCTATTTTTATCAAGTGTTATATCATTAAATACTATTTGACCATCCGCTGCAATATATCGTCTTGGATCTATATACGTAGAGCCAATTGTAACAAAGAAATCATTACCATTATCCACATAATTTGTAAAAGGTTCTGGTATTGTAAATCTACTTTGACCATTTACTGTAGCTATAACATTGTATCTTTTAAACATAGTTGTTAATTTCTTACCATATAAATATATAAATACTATTTCTTTATCTTTTGTTTTATATTCTCCATTAATGGTAATAGTATTAGAGCCAAGGTCTAATACATATGCAGCGCTATCTAAAAAAACTCCACCTATAGATACAATCATACTATTCTTATCAATAAAATATTCTGGATATGGTGGTGTAAAAGTAAATGAATTTGTATTAGATTCATTTAAAAATGTATGAGTAATCATACTAATTCCATTTTCTTTATCTGGCTGAAACTCAGAATCTACTGTAGTTTTATCATAATAAAAATCATAGGTTATAGTATTTTTACCAGACGATACTCCATTTTTAAATGAGATTTTATCATAATTATAAACCTCATATTCTATAGATTCCTTTAATCTATAACCGTCTAGCCATACAAACATTACATTACCCTTTTGAAGGAAATAATCGAATGGGAATGGGACTGTATCATTTGATATTGGTTTGCTATCTTGTTTGTGTATAACAATATCATTTTCTTTAGACGTAATATTAGTTGTAGTATTATAAATAAATTCTCCCCACACATCGGTTTTTCTATCTCTGAGAATAAAGTATTTGAATACTTCTATATTATCTACCCCAAATAGCGATATAAGATTAAGCATACCCTTTTGGCAAGACTTATATTTAATTAAAGAATTAATGTTTTTGCACATATTAGTTTGATATTTTAGTGGAATACTATTGTAATATGGCACACCATACATAGAAAATATATATTCTATACATCTGGAATCTAATATATCTTTCTTTATTATATGCTCTTGAACTTCAGTAAGCATATCTGTCATAGTCATTACCATTATGAGCAATCCAATAAAATTATCATAATAATCAGATCTAATCTTAAACGCTTCAGAGTAGATTGTTTTTATAGCAACCGAACGATTTAGCTCATATTTGGATGAGAACTTGTCATCTATCTCCAATATAGATGTAGTTGGCATATATATAATTTGAAAGTTCATTGCCTTTCTAGCTTTGTAAATAGAAATCCCAGCAGTAATATAATTTAAATATTTTGCATCAGGATAATCAGCTTTAATCATATCCAGTATACCATACAGTTCAAGCATTCTTGCTCCATCTGCACCTAATTCATGCACGTATGTATAATTAACTTCATTTCCTTCTGGTATAAGATACTCGTAGTTTTTTATTGGAATTCCGTATACTCCGCTTGGAGGGAGACCGCAAATCATTCTATAATAATCATTTTCTTCATTATAGCTTTTTATACAATCTTCCATAGCTAGTTTAGTTACCTCATCCCTATAAGCTTCAGGTATTAAGTATTTATTTTTTAGATAATCTACCATATTTGCTTTAGGGAGAGAACTTAGATTTAATATTTTTTCACTATATGTAAACAAATCAAACACACCTCTATTTTCAATAGAGGCTATATACAAATCAGATTGTTTGATACTGTTCTCGGTTTCTGCATCATCTGCCAGATCCGAAAGTTTAACTATTGATCCAAATGCTAATATTTTTACACAGTATAGCAGAGAATCTACAAATGGATTTTCTGTATATATCTTTTTAATTTCCAATTTAAACATCTCCTATGCCTAATTGTATTATTAGTATGTAACCCAATTTCATTTAGCCTAAAACATAATATTAAAGGGGGTTACACTATGCCTATGACTATAACGCTACCGCAAAACAGAATCTTAAGCGGTAGAGACGCTGGAAAAGAAGCGCGCAAACAGCTAAATCTAGACGAATTAGACTACATACAATCACAGATCTGCATACTAATATCGCTAGAAACATGGTCTATAAACTCTTCATTTTTCATAGGATGCTTCTTAGACTCTGTAAAGAATCTGGGAGGGGGAATATTATTCGAAGAAAAATATAAATTTCTTTATGAAGATATACATCTTTTATGCATGATCAATGATGGTATCCGCAAATGTGATATGTTAGTAAAACAGGAGGTTGTGAATAATGTTCCAGTTGCAACAAACAAACTATCCAGATATTTTCATCTATAATGATTTAAATCCAACACTAACTTCCCCAAATTCACCATTTGAAGTTCCGTTTGCTCAAACTAGAGAGACTTTAATGGATGTGGAAATTTACAAACAATTTCTAGAAAATGCAATTCAAAGATTTAGACGAGGAAAAACATATAAACACTATAAGCACCATCTTATGGGTATGGGTCTAAATCGATGCCAATATCATTCTAATATTCGGTCGAGTGAAGAAGAAGAAATGGCAACCATAGAAATGCACCATCACGTTCTAACTATATTTGATATAGCTCTAATTATTACAGAAAGTATATTAAATACATATGGAGCTATAACTACATTCGATCTGGTAGAAATACTCAAAATAGAACATACTAGATATAACGTATGCACAGTTATGCTTTGCAAAACATGTCACCAGTTACACCACAATGATGCCAGTTTTATTATTCCAACAAGATTAGGATTTGGAGACTGGGCTGGATTTTTGACTAAATATAGAAATGGCGTAACTAGAGATGTAGCATATAAAGTATTATATTTTGTTAAAAAAGAATTAGAGTCGCACGAAATTAACGAACAAAATACACTCCAACTATTAAGTATTAGAGATAATATTTTAAATTGGAGTGAATATAATGAGCAATTTATATCTTAAAATGAAAGTGTTAGAAGTTTTAGTAAAACCAGGATTTTATGTATTAATTTTAGCAGTAGCACTGGCTCTAAAATGGGAGCCGAATCAATCATTCTTTTGGTGTTCTATATTATATGCATTAATTATTTTAAATCGCAGAACTGAGAATCAAAAAATTATAATCGAACAATCAGTATATGATGAAAATATACCAGCGGTTGTCGATAAAATTATACTAGAATGTCTCAATGAATACATTATCCTGAATAAAGGATGGAAAGAAAAAGAATATATTAGAGAAGAAGATGAAAAAGAAATAATTAATGCATTAATTGAAATTGTATTAACGCGAATGTCTAAAACTATGCTTCGTAAGATTAGAGCATACTATAACGAAGAATTGGCAGAAGAAGTCATAACAGAAAAAATATATATGCTTGTATTGAACTATACAATTGAAAACAATATGATTGAAGAGTCTAATATATCAGAACTCGAATCTGCTAAAAAACGAAAAAGCCAAAAAGAAACTGTAGATATTTTATAAAAAATAAAAGGTAAGCTCAATGAGCTTACCTTTTATTCTGTGCATTTTTGAGATACTGCCCAGCGAAAATCTTATATAATTCTTGAAGTATGCAAAAATTATAAGCAGGGTCTATATCTTTTGCTTGAACATTCGCACTCAAACAAGTTAGATACATTCTTTCCCCCAATATATTAATTTTCGATCTAAATAGCGATCTATTATTAAATTCCCTAAAATAATTTACCCCAAGTTCACCAGTTATGTACTGACTTCTTATATTTGAGATGAGGTTAACCACATCTCGTGATTGACTTTCCTGGGCAGTTCCAAATATATACATAAGTAAATCTACCATATAAGGTTTATGCAACTCTATAACATTATCACTCATGCCCTTTATATCAAGTTTCTCTTGTTTAGTAGTAGGGTTATAAAAATAATATAACTCTAAACCACCCAAGTGATAAAAGGATGTATAAAGGTTTTTCTCTACAAAATTAATATTATCAAACTTAGTATTAGACGCTATCTTATTTAATAAGAAGATAGCGTCTTTTTTTACTGCAAGAATTTCATGTTCTTGGATATTGTTGGCTTCGTAAAACATCTTTCTAGTTTCAACAAATCCTTCCATTAAACCTTTATTAATAGTTGTGTTATCACGTTGCATCAAACCAACTGTAACCTTCCTTTGTTCTGGAGGAAGGTTATATAAATATTCATATCTACGTTTATCTATTAAGCCTTTATACAATAAGATATTTATATTAGCTTTACTTATATCATACTCTCGTATATATTCAGATATAATATGACTGACAGGCATTGTATATTTATCTAACTCATATATGCCTGTCATTTTCTACACCAATTGTTTCTATGTTTTCCAACAATTTTTCAGTATCAACGCTTATAGTAGTATATCTTTCTTTATCTTGCATAAATATTTGATTGCCAGATTCTGTCATTTCAGAATCTGGTATTACAAGGATATCCCCTATATCGTTTGCGATATAACAATTAAACCCATATCGCTGCTGAATCAATTTGATAATGGATTCGCACATAGAAACTACTGGTGGTGAATCGAGATCGGTTAATACAAATACATCCTCGTTATAATACATGGACATTAAAATCTCCATAAAATCCTGGAATGCGTTGTCGTTAGTTAGAATATAATTCGCATAAGACATATCGAATTCTACAGAATCTAATGGGCAAGTTTTAAGTATTATCTCAGGAGCCCATAGATTAGATAGTCTAGTCCCAAGATTTGTCGGATTGAAAAAATTGAGTACAAAATATCTATCCGCATCTAATAAAAGATGCGGAACAATGTTGTTATTTCCAAATATAATCATGTTTTCACCCTAAACACAGGAGAGAAAACTCCCCGTTTTTGTTCTTGTATTGCGTGTATATATTGTCCACAATAAATTATACATTCTTGCATTGAGTTGAATGTATAATTTATAGATTGCATTATTTTACCACATGCAGCTTCAGATGGTATATACTGCGGTGGCATCATCATACAATAATTTTCGAATGGTATCAAATCATTAACAAATAGCGCGTCTGCTCTTCTAGATACATACACTGGATCGTTGCTAATTTCGTAACTATCACCAGATCCAGTACATATCTTGATACCAAACACATCCAAAAAGAATTTAAGCAATACATTTACAAATCCAAAGTTCATGGATTCTTCTGCTGGAACGAATATCAAAATATGTTTACCCATATTTAACGCAGCTAATATATTAGCAATAATATTTATTTTAGACATTAAATATGAATAATAGATGACAGCTGCCGTGTTTGCATCGCCATCTATTTCAGCACTTAATGATTCATATGGAGGTAGCAGAACCCCCATAATAATACAATTAATATATCGATACTTTTCTGCTTCATCTACAAAAGCTAAAACTGTAGCGCCATTTGCAATGAAATTACTCATTTCATTGAAATCGCTACTGATATACATCTTGCCAAGCATTTTGATTCACCTCTTTTAGAATTCTCTAGCAATTGTATTGCGTTTGATGGGAACAAATGTATCTTCATCCCTATAACTAGCACCGCCAAAATACTTTTCAGCCAAAGCTTCAGCCTTAGCAGTCTCCTCGTCAATATGATTGAATTCGTATTGGCTGTCTGTAAATTCTACTACACTCATAACTGCTATCTCTGGGTCGATTGTATATTTAGCAGATACGGCAGTAACGAGGAAATCAACTATGTCGCTTCTTTGCTGCTGAGTTGAATCTGTATACTTATCAAATGGGAATCTGGTCATTTGTTCGAGCATAAACTCATTCATTAATACTCTGTCTTTAGCTAGCATTTTGCCAGCAACGTCTGCTGCTTGAGATTCTGATTTTTCCAATTCAAGCTGCTCTTTTAAAGTTTCGCTTGCAAAATCATGCTCTGTTTTTTCATCTTGGTTTTCAAGAACTGAATTTTCGTTAGAAGATTTAAAATGTTTACTAGGAACTTCTTCAAATTCTTCTTCTAACATATCTGGGCTTTTGACAATTTGCGATTCTGTAACGACATCACTCGTAGTATCGCGATCATATCTTTTCCACACTTCAGGCTCTTGTTTTGGACTGTCTTCTACTTTAACTTGATTGTGTTTTGTAATATCTTCTAATATACGATTAGCAATTTCTTGTTGTTTAGGAACTTCATTTTTATTATACCCACCTACAACGCACGCACTAAGATCTTCCTCTTTACCCATGCGCTGTTTAGGTTTTTGAATATTCGGCGCTATATAGTCTGACTCGCTATACAGTTTAAACTCTTTGCCATCCTTAACAATAGATACTAAAATTTCCTTTTCCATATTATATTCCTCCTTAATAATCTTATATTTAACAGATTTTATATGATTAGCTTTACTTAAACTCCTAGCGGAATAGCGCTTACCGCACTCTTCACATACTAGTGTGTTTAAACCGCTATCATAATCAATTGTACCATGGCAATGTGTCCCATTAGGAAAAATTGCTGAACACTGTAATTTATCCCCATCTGTTTCAAACAAATATGGGAAGTCTAATAATACTGGACCAAAACCATCTCTGATTCCCCAATTTTTGAAAAAATCAGTTCCAATATCTTCTAGTATATATTTACCAATAAAGAAGTTATGAAGTATATCAAATATTTGACCAGCAATATCTTCAAACTCATATCTATTTCCTATTGGCTGAACCCTTTCTACCATACCCACTGTACCACAAGGAGTAACGTCAAATATTTTAGTAACGAATGGTTTTACAAATCCTTGATTAAACATTTCATCTGGATTGTCGTTTATAGCAGTCGCATCAAATGCTATTTTTAAAAGAAATGAATGATCATATTCATTTTTATAAACTATTCTATTTGTACCAGTATGAAACCATTTAAACCCTCTAGGCACCATCACTTTATCAATCTCTGCAAATTTTTCTTTTTTAGATTTTGATGACCATTTAGCAGATGTAGCCAAGTAATGCAATCTAACTACATCTGCTTGAGTTAAATAGTGAGAAATAGGTACATGAAAAAGCGCATCAAAGTCAAAGTCTTTAATGAGCATTTTCTTGCAATAGATCTCTCTCAAAATATCTATTCTAGCCATCAGGTTATAGTCCCCCTATTAGCTTTCTTAAATATTTGATTGATAAAATCTTGACGTTTCTGTTGATATACCTTGTGATCCATAAGATCCATAGTAGGAACGAAACCTAGACCGTCTTGCATATTTCTAATAGCAGAATGCTTTCTAACTTCGGCTAAATATGCATTAGGATCATACAATCTACTAGCTTTATTAGAATCTCTTTCTATCTGCACTTCAATATTTCTAGTCAATAAAAAGTTTGCATTATCAAGAAAATCATATAAGCCCATATCAGGAGTGATAACACCCTTGTCATAATCTCTCCATGATTTTATAACTGCATTAGCATAAGCCTGTTCTTTTTGCTCTGGACTTTGGGCATTTTGCTGGATGCGATTGTAATGTTCTATAGATAGTTCTGTCATTTGAATTTGATATTTCTTAAACTGTTCACGTTTCTGGTCTGGAGTTGTGATTCTTGGTTTATTCCACCATTCATCAAACTTTTCATCAAAATTAGTTATATCTTCATTGATATATGATTTTGCGCTTTTCATTAATCGTTTCCAAGTAAGATAATTATCTCGTTCATTTATCTTAATAGGAGATAGATTTTTATCATGTCGACTAAACTGCTCATGAGTTTTTATTTCTTCATCGCCACAATTTATTCTCATATCTGTCAGAGCCTGCAATTTAGTTATAATTTCCTTAACAGAATTTCCGTTCATGATAGCTCTACGTTGTGTGTTTATAGGAGAATTTACATTTCGATACCTATCCATAATATTATCTTCTTTATCTTTGTGAGTCTTATGACCAGAAAGTTCTTCCATAGCTATTCTCTCCAATTCCTGTATAGTTGTAGGTTTTGGAGGGAGGACCATAGTTTTATCTCCGGCAATGACAACAGTAGATTTTATATTGGATAGCTTATCGTTACCCCTATATTTCATTAATTCCTTTTGCGCTTCCCTCCTTATTTCCATAAATTCTTCATTATCAACATTATTTTTATACCACAATAGATTATCCGCTAATAGACTATTATATCTTGCTAATTCTTTAGCAAGGGCATATGTGTCTATCTCTAATTCAGATCTCTTTGCAATTGTGGCAGCCTCTTTATAATCTAATGAATTTTTGTTTGGTTTTTCATTAGCTACCTCCCTATCACCATATAGAAACTCATCATACTCCACACCATTTTCGTCTGTATGTGTACGTACAATGGCAAACTTAATATCCTCCTCTCTCGATTTCTTTTTAGTAGGAACTATATTTTCATCTTCTTTATCTATTTCACCCCTTACAACTGTAACTAATGGAATTTCTCCAGATCTTATTTCTTCTTCTGTTGGCAACATCCATTCGTTATTAGTTTGAAAATATTGAGGTCCATTATTCATTGTGGGGAATATCATTCCTGGAACTGCACCGTAATACCCCCCAGCCATTCCACCCATTTGTGCTTGATGAGATTGTAGCCATGGATTATTCATAAAATATGGATTGCCCATCTGAGCTGGTTTTGGTGGCATCATGTTCATGGCAGCATATCTTTGTGCGTCACTAGCAGCAGATTTATATTCTGCATTGCGACGACCAAATTGTTCTTCTAATAAAGCATTTGCAACTTCATCGTCATTGTCATTAAACATGAATTCATAACTCTCAGGATCTCCAGTATCTATAATATTGTTACCGATATATGGATTAGCTTTAGGAGTTCCAGACTGAGCTATTTCGGATTCTGGACCAAAGCAATCGAATTTCATTTGTTGTCTAATTCTCTCAAAATCTGGGTGTCTCTCATCTACTCCATCTGGGAACTCGCTATTCTTTAAGACTAAATTATTTGGTTTCCAATTTTGATTGTTCGCCATTTTGTCGCTTGTTAATTTACTTAAAGAAAAGAAGCTCTCTCTATTTGCTACATTTTCATTTACAAATCCAGGAGTCTGATAATAGTTTGACTGTGCCTGAAATGGAGCGGCTGGCATGCCAGCTATTGGCGGTTGTTGTTGAACTGGGTAGTTCTTTGGATCATTTGGATGCCAAGTAGGGTTGAAATTTGATATCCCCCCTTTTGGTTCTAAATTTCCTATTCTATTACAATGAAAAACGTATCCCTCTTCTTTTTTCTCACCCTCCACCATATTTTTAGCAGCAAATCCTATTACTTGTTCTTTATCTATAGGATCTTCCTCTCTACTAACAAATACATTACTAGCGGCTATTTCAAACTGTTCATCCTCCCTAGATCTTTTAGCAACGTCTACATTGACAGGCACGTATCCAGTATTTGTAGACATTTGATGTGGAATTGTACTAGAGGCACGTTGCTGTGCCTCTACCTTTTTATACTCAGACGCTTCGTCGCGTCTTTTAGCTTTCATGATATGATATAAATTAGAAAACTTTGAGAACTGATTATTGTTCTCTGGAACGAATATACCGTAACGATTCAATTCTAGATTGATATAAGGAAATATTTCGCACACCTTATCCAATCCACCATATTGTTGGATATACCCATTAAATTCGTTTAATAAAATATCGTTATCTGGGATTGCAGCGTATAAGCCGTTATATCCCGTAATCAGATCATCTGATATTTCGATCGGTATAATATTACCATCTTTGTCACAATTACAATTGTAATTGTGATCTAAATGATTGCAAGCCATAGTCATTTCCCTTCTCTCTTATATAAATATCATTGCTCACATATATAATATATAGCTTAAACAGTTATTAGCTTCCTAATACTCTCGTACATATTGTGTACGAGAGTATCATATTTTCTATTGTCACGGTCGTAGCAACGAATGAGATCATATAAAGCAGATCTAAACATCAACAGCGATGTTTCGCTCTTATTTATTGAAAAATATAATCTTGCATATCGATCTGTCAATTTTAATATATTATCTGTATTGTCTTGTAATACAGTATTATCAGAACTTTTGGCAATAGATTTAACAAGCGACAATGTTGCATCTTGTAATAGCATAAAGAATGTATTACCAAGAACATTATAATCTGGTTTGAGTCTTAAGAATTCATCATAGCATGAATTTAAAGTATCTGTATAAAACCTATTTCCTTTTACTACTATAGCCTCATTAACGTTTTCCATATATTTATCCATTCCTCTCAATTAATTTTTTATATTGCTCCATCGTATTCCTGTTCAATACTCTCTGAGCAATTATTTTGCCCTTCCAATATTTTAACGGATTATAATCTGGGCTGTTGTAAGTTTTTATTAGAGTATTCCTTGTCATATTATCAACTACGTTATTATAATAGCATATCTCTCGGATAATATCGTCAGTTAGCTCTATATTATTATTTTCAATAAATGATTTTCTCACTATTTCTAGTTCATTAACATTAGACGGGTCTTGATGTCCCCGCTGATGGTATATTGATAAATGCGTGTTATTCTCTGCAATATAATTTATAATATTGCAAAAGATATCTTGATTTTTCACCTTAGTTCCACTAGAGTTAATTAGCAATTTAGTTTTTGGATCTATGTTTTTTAACCATCCATATATCCATTCTCTTAAACCAAATACTGATATTCTAGAATCTGAAAATAGATTTAGAAAAGCATCGTATTCTCTAAAAGATAATAGACTTTGTATCCCCATATAAATAGCCAATACTTCTCCATAATTATTAGTTGACCCATAAACAATTTTGGTTCCAGAATCGATTATATCGCCATGAAAAGTAGTTACGAATCCAGAACATGATACAAAGAAACCATCTTCGTCTGTTAATATAGACGCATCCGTATAGGTATTAACCGCATTGAAAAAAGCGATCATTTTCTAAACTCCCCTCTCCCATTTTGTATTTTTCTATAAACTCATCTTTAACAGATTCATTATTCATAATCTGTCTGAGCTCTTCTAAAGATTTATCATTGAGCCTAAATAGCATATCTTTTCTTATATCAAAAATATACCTAACAGCCTCGCTAACCCACTCCTTAAGCTCGCACTCTGTAGTTATACCGTGCCTAGCTTTAAATAATTTTATAAAGACCTCGTTACGCCCAAGCCACCCATTAAATAAATCTACTCTAGACGCAAATACCTTATCATTCAGTGACAAGATATGTATTAAGTAATTCACAATAATAGTTCTGTTTTCAATATCCATTCTACCAACTCCATTTATTTTCTCATATATATAATATATATTCAGGACTAATATTACTAGACATAATATATCGGATAGCATTTTCGCTATCCGATATATTGATTTTTAATATTAGTTACTTTTTAACAACGTTTAAACCTTTGTCATAAAGGATATCTAATACTTTCTTTGTGTCGACTACGCTTCCAACCTTAGCACGTCTAAGGATCTCGTCGGCACCTCTGCAATTTTCAGCCTCTTGCACTGACTGTCGAATAGAAGACTCGTCAATAACAATAGCAAAGTTTTTGGGGTCGCGATTGCAAGTTTCGGCAATGTTTTCTACTGCTTCTTTGAAATCTCGAATGTTTTCGCTAATCATATATTTAGCGAGTTCATCCATTTCTACTAAATCATAACCAAGACGACTACATTCGCGAACAGTGACCATTTCAGCTGTATATCCAAGCTCACCCATTTGAATTGATTGCATATCATCTAAGATATCATCAAAACTAATACTATTAAGCTTGACTTCTAAATCTTCACCTGTAAGTCCGTTGCAATCACCTTTAGCCATTTCAACAATAAGTCTAGTTGTATCCTTGAATAAAGACATATTTACACCTCCATATTAATTCACTTATATTAGAGCGAATTTTATTATTATGTTTCACGTAAAGAAAAAATAAGCGATTTCTAGAATACCAAATAAAAATTCTTTTGATAGAAATCCATAATAGTCTTTATGACTTTAGGATATCTTTTTGGCAACTTGATTTTATTATTTGCAGTATCTACTAATTTTAAATATTTACCATTTTTCATAAATAGTTACCTCACTTTTTATATATTCATTTCTATAATATATAAGCAAGATATTATAGTATTATTATTTTGTAGAATCCAATGTATTTTTTAATTCCTCTACTCTTTCTTTCATACTAGACATTACATCCTCATGTTTGGGCAATTTGTATGCTCCTGATGGGTCTATATATATCATATTTGTATTTAAGATGGATTCTGCCTGCCTATGGCTATAATTAACACTAGCCATTTCAGCTCTACGTATATTTTCCATTGTTTCTGGATCTACAAAGTCTTTATACGTTTCGATAAATGTCTTATACATACCAAATACAGAAGTAGTTGGAACGAATAGATATTTATTATGTACAAGTTCATGGACTGTTTCTGCTAATGGTATTAAGCCTATATTCATTTTATAATGATTATATATAACTTCTTTAGCTACCATTTCATCAGAAATAGATTCTCTAAAAGCACAGCGCTTATTGTATACCGCAAGTGTAATATCAAATAAGGTTATTGGCTCGTGGTGAATATGAATTTTTATTTTGAAAGAATCTGCATTTGTAACGTTTTGAAAGAAACTACATTTATTCATATCTACATAGTCCCTTAAAAAATTTACATATAATTTGTATTCGAATGACCCTCTACATATCTTTTCTACAGAGGATATATATTTAGGAAATTCTTTAGGATTAGTAAGATCATAATCTGGAATATCAAATTCTGGAACGTTTTCGATTTTTAAAACTTCAGATTTCAATTCATTATAATCTATTCTAATTATACTATTTGGATCTCTTGCCATCTATAACCACCTCTTTACAAGTATGTAAAAAGGAATACACTAGAGTCATTATGACTCTAGTGTATATTTATTATTTTTTGATAGTCTTTGCTTTATCTGATTTGCGAGAAGCTTTTCTAGAAACAGGAACCGATCTCCATCCATTCTCAGCCAAAGTTCCTTCAATTTTATTTACAGCAAACCTATTGTGTTCACTAAATGAAATTCTGAAGCCGTAAGATGTAGCAGCTTCTCCATCTTCAACTATAACTCTCCAGCCAAATCCAAAGAAACTTCTCGTTTTAAATCCTACCTCATGTGCGTTTACACTTAAAGAATAGGTGGCAGGATATTCTGGGTTAGATACACTTGGATAGTTTTCATTAATCTTATACATAAGATCAGAAACTACTTCTTGTTCCGTAGTTGCTTCTTTGGTATATTCTTTAATATTAGGAACTAATTTCCTAAGCTCATTGATACCTTCCTCAAACGTAGCGAATGATTTAAAATTGTTCATAGCAATTTCCTCCTTTTATGTAGGTGCATCTCTGATTCAATAATATGTATACATTGCTATACATTTTAATCTTGGATGATATCTGCACCTACAGTAGGTATATTATCGCTATTAATATATGGCTCTTTGGTACATAAAAACCACGGCTGTGTGCCATGTGTGATAGTATCCTGACAATCGTATATAAATTGAAATATATCATTTTTCTGAAGGTCAATAAATTGTTTTTTACTACCATCTTTTAATATTACACTTCTTCTCTGATCTGTTGGAATATTGCTATGCGCGACTTCTAATTGATCTAACATATCATATTACCTCCTCAGATATTACTTCATCAATGGAATTATCTAGAGCTTTAAGGTCTTCTCCATCTTTGTTTTTATACACTGGAGTTTCACAAAGTTTAATAAGACCTTCAACGCCAATACTACTGAATAGATGGGTCGTCAATTCATATTTATATAAATTTTCAATCATATCTTCTGTAGCATTTTGAACTTCGGGTTGAGCTGCGTTTCCTTTCCTTTCTTTTATAAAATGAATAAGATTGGAATGGGTGAACGTCATAACAAGTTTTGTATCTACATTTAATGGTAAGAAACCTCTAGCATCCTGTTTAAGCATTCCTTGATCAACTAACTGAGGATATATGGACAAGAGCAAATCTCCCAATTCTGATGATGTTAATTCATGGGTTATAGACCCAATTCCTATAATATATTTTTTACTTAAATCATATTTATCATTAAATTGAGTTGGGTCTATAAATTTGGCTTTGCTATAATCTACATATCGTTGAGATTCTTGACATATAGCAGCAAAATGTCTAGTTATCTGCTGTGAAATAATTCTTGCAAGATCGTGAAAAATAACAGTACAAGTAGCAATCTTTAATACATCTCTTAAAGTAAACCCGTATCTTTCTACCTGTTCTAAAATAGCGAATACGTCGTCACTATAGATGATATCAACTATCTTACCTTTTTGTATTTTTCTATCGATAGGAGCAGCATCACAAAACTCTTCTGTAGATGTGCTTCCATCCTCATTTGTAATACTTTCAACTACTTCATTTAATACAGCGGCAGGATAAAAACGAAATTTATTTCTGTCCATAATACCATCTTCTATAAAATCTTCAAAGAAAACAGCTTCGGCAGATTGGTATAAGACTTCTTTGATTGTATTACAAAATACATTATTTAAATCTTTTGCCTCTCTAAAGAAATATTTATATGCTCTAATACTACCACCAATTAAAATAGCAACTGGCTCGTAATCAGTTTCAGATACAGAATATTCAGCAAATTTTAAAGCTGGGGCTATTTCGGCAAATTTGCCATATAATTCTTTATCTATTAAAAGTAGCATTACTATATTAGAATGAGCAATCGTTGACTCATGTCCTCTAGAAACTACTCTGCTGATATGATCTAATCTTTTTTCATAATCCTCATCTGGCTCTTTGCCTATGCACATTTTTGCAGCTAAGCTAGACATGTAAGATGCATCACTAAAAGAAATAAGAGTATCACTTAATTCACTATACTTCTCTAGTTTGGCTGCTTTCATCTCTTTATCAAATTTTTTATCCTCTTCTTTTTTACCGAATAAAAATTCCTTCAATCTAGAAAAAAATTTCATTTTAAAACACTCCCCTATTTCTATAATATACTTGATTATCATGAGTAAACGCTTTATCTATAAGACTTTCTTGATTGTCGCTATTAATAGTAATAACTGGTATATTGTATTTTTTACATTCATTTATGAGACCATTAGTATCAGTACTAGTCGGATTGTCTCTGAATATATAGACTTGGTTTGGTTTGTATGTTATCACTTTATTAAATTCTTTTGGTATGGTAATAGGATTATCAATATCATATGAAACCTTAATCATGTTTTCTTTTGTCACACTATATATTTCACAAAATTTTTCTACCTGATAGTCAATACGATTGCTCACCCCGTAAACAAAAATTGTATCTTTACAATTATATTTAACAATATCAGCAATATGATTTATAGGAATAGCCATATCATAGATAGCAAAACTTCTATCAGTCAATATTGCAATAACCTTTTTATCATTATTAGTCATGATTAATCCCCCTAAGAATATCATTAAATATATCTTCCTTAGGACGAATATTTCCATCCCTGGTAGTGTATATCTCCAAAACTCTATCTTTCACATAACTACTCAAATCTATATCACTAAATACTTCAGCTACTGCTGATAAATACTTAGCATTAGATTCATGCTGATCGTCTTTGGAATTTTTATTACGAACAAAATTAAGCATAATACTAGTCTCTGGTTTTAATTTAATAATTATATCAGCCTTTGGCAATTTTAATATCCTTGCCAATTCTTCAGTATCTGCTGTTATTACCTTTTCTACAATATGACTATCTCCGTTCATTCTGCAAGCACCAATACGATAAAATAAATTACAATGCCAATATCTATCAAGAATAATAGTATAGCCTTCACTTAATTTTGGAATGATTTCAGTCTGAGCACAATCAAACATATCCATCATATAAAACATAGATATTGCTTTAAGATTTATGTCTTCAATTTTTCCATAAGCTCCAGATAGGTATCTTTTTACAAATATAGATTGAGACATATCGTATCTAGGAAAAGAATACAGAGCCGCTTTCTCTCCTTTATTTAATAAATATTTAAGATAGGCGTTTGAATTGGTTTCTTTAAAACTACAATCTACACCATCAAATGTTATAATTCTCCCACTCATTTTTTAATAGACACCTCACTTTCAATTACTATATAGTCTCGTATCTGATATATTTATATAAACGCAATTACAATATAATAAGCTATATTATAAGAGGGGGAAGTATAAATGGAAAATAAAGACAAAGAGTATGAAGAGTATGTATTTGAACATACTGAAAATGTTCTAAAAGCATATCTTGAATTTGGGAAAGATATATTAAGAATAATGAACAATGAGGGTTTAGATGAAAAATTATTTGAGCTAGTAAATAATCACGACAAATCAAAATTATCAAAAGAAGAATTCGAAGGATATAGGAAAAAGTTCTTCCCGACCAAAGACGAAGATAAAGAGTTAGCAGATACATACATGGATGCCGCTTGGTTGCACCATATGAATACAAATAAACACCATCCGGAATATTGGATAGTCCGAGAAAAGCAGGGATTTAGACCTATAGATATGGGTAGGGAGTACATTGCCGAAATGATACTAGATTGGATAGCTATGGGATATAAATTTAAAGCAAATGCTCTTCAATGGTTTAAACAGAATGAAGAGTACTATAAAGGTATTATGTCTAAAGCTACATTCTATACAACAAAAAAAGTTGTATATCAATTATTTGAGGGGGATAAATAAAATGGTATTTATATTTTTAACACCACAGCCTAATGACTTTTCTACCATGGTTGGAGATTTCGTATGTAAAGATCTTATCTCCACACTTAAAAGCATAAACAATGGAGAAACAGTAGCTACATATCAAACTTGTTTAGAGAGTCTTAGAATTGCAACATCTTTAGCAAATGGAAGCATTCAAGTAATTTTATCAAATGGCGAAATGAAAGAAGTTGCAGAAGCTGATACATTAGAATCTATTTTAGAATTAGAAAAATTAGCTATAGCCGAAGCGTTTAATACACCATGTGAGGAACTCAAAGCAAAAACAGATGTGAATGAAATTAAAATAAATGCTATGGATTTTTACCAAGCTGCATATTATGATGAAAATAAAGATAAAATCGAAAATCAATTGATTGAAAATATAAAACAGGAAAAAGGTAAAAATGCAACAACTGTTAGTAATGAACTTGATGTTATAAACAAGATTATAGAAGCTTATAATATTAAAGGGCATATAGTTGAAATAAATTGCAACGATAATATAATTGATAGTCATCCAACGTTCTTTCAATATTTAAAAAGAATCATTATGCCAGAATTTGTTGTGCCTCAAGGATCTGTGGATTTTGCAGATACTAAAGAATTAAATTATGTTTTTACATTTGATTCTGGTGCAAAGATTTGTAGAAAAGGATTGGAATTTTCTGTAGTAGAAAATTAAATATAATAGACATATTAGTAAACTAGCTATGCAAGCAGTTAGTCTCTCTTACTATTAGTTGCCCTTACTAATATTGACCTGGTGAATTCGCACGCACCAGGTCAAGCCTCATCTCATTTTTATATACTACAGTAATCCTATCAAGATTACTGTAGTACTTTTTATTTCAAATTTATTGACAGATGGGCAGTATTGAGCCCATTGTCACTATCGTCATAAAGACGATATATATTTTTGAGATGCACCAGGCATCTCAGATACTGATATAGATGTGGGCTACAATATATCAGTACATATTTATACGAATATACCACTATAGGTACTTTTACCTATAGTGGTATATTCTGTCTCAGAAATAGATAAAAATCTAATAATTTATTAAATCAATAACAATAATGTAGGAGGGGGATGGAAAAATAAAAGAAAGAAGGGAAGAATATATGAATATCTTTCCAGAAGCATAAAATTAAATATGTAACTCTTAATAAATATAGTTATATATTATAAATATGAGAATAGATAAAATAAAAATAAAGGAGTTGTATTGAAATGATTTTATTAGAAGCAATGCTTTACGACATCAGAGAGGTATTATCAGTAGCATGGGCTAGTATATTTGTAGGTGTTAGATTCTTATTAAATAATTGGACAATGGAGGATACGGTATCGATATCCAAATGTTCAGCTTATTTAGCTCTTGGTTACGTATCTTTAGTATTAATTTTCATAATTGGAGAATAGATATGAAGGATAGCATTATGCTATCCTTCAATACTTTGTTTAAATAATAAGGAGTATATAAACAATGGAGAAACAAATGAATATTGGAATGGATTATGATGGAGATCATAAATTCTATACCGTATTTCTTCCAGAGAGAAAAGATTATTACAATATCATATCCAATAAACCAAAAAGAAGAAAAAGATTAATAGATCATTTATTAAAAGAACGAAAGAATAGATCTATACTAAATAAAATAACAGATAGACAAATGATACGACGGTTAGCAAAAATGAAAAAATATAAAAAGAAAGGAATAAATGCTTTACATGGAATGGTTCAGAGATCACTAAAATTTAGATCAAATTATAAAAGGAGAAAATTAAAATGATAAGCTATAGATATATATCAGGCGGTGGATTAATCTACAGACAAGGCAAAGAACAAATATTAGAGGAAGAGTTAAGAGATCCTATAATTTTAGATATTGTGACAAAATCATGCGAATTAGCTGTTATCAATATCGATAGTGCTCTAGAAGCCATAGAAAAATATTATAATACCCTAATGAAAGATAAAATGGACAATATGTCAAAGGAAGAACTAGATGAAGTATGTCGCAAACCTACAATAATAACATCAGATGGAACATTGATAAAAGATGTAAGAAAATTTCTTTACAGTAGGCTAAGAGAAACAATGTGTTCAAAAACACTAAAAATGTTTGAAAGCGAAGAAGATTGCGTTCGTATAAACAATAGACTTATTCCGTTAAGTAGTTATGCAAAACCTCCTTTAGTTAAAAATAAAAAATCAAGGAAAAGACTATTAGAAAGATTAAATTTAAAATACAGAAGAATACATAGACCTCTGCCAATGTTACATGGAGATTTTGATGGCGATCAATTAAATATAATGGCACATACAAATCTTCCAGCCTTTGTGACATATGCAGAATATTTCGCAAGAAGAAACGAAACTCTAGATTTCGATGGGGATGTAAAATTATAAATTTTATAAAAGGAGATATAATAGTGTTTAATAAAGAAAAATTATGGCATTTAGTTAAATTGTATATTTTCTTAAATCTTATAATGGTTGGATGCTTAGCCGTATGTAGACCGTTATATGAAAACAATATGGAGCTCTTTTGGTTTCTGTCTAAGTACTTACTTATATCTGGCAATATAACAATTTTGATAGGTTATAGTATGAAGACTATAGAAGAATATAAACTTAATAAAAGGAGATCATAGTGGAAAAAATTGCAATTCTTACAAGCGACAGGTATTTTGTAAAACTAGTAGAAGAGGAAGAAGTTCCAGTAAAAGCTGAAGAGTTGGTAGAGGGCGATATATTTTCACTCTATTCGGATTCTAGTAAACAAACTAAGTGCCATTGGGGTGAAACAACTATATTTAAATGTGAAGGACCTGTATTTAATAATGAAGAAGATGTTCAATATATTCAATGCTCACTTAGTCTAACAAATAAATCTTCAAAACTACTTCAAATAAATGGTAGAAAAGTATACCCTCCAACTCCAGTAAAATTTGGAGATTTTTATTTATAAAAATTATAAAAGGTATAGCATAGCGCTATACCTTTTATTTTTTACATTTTATCTAAAGTTTTCCACGGAATGCCTAGCATATCTTTACATTTTCTATCAAGTTCTATAAGAACTTTATTTAATGCTCCATTCAAAATAATAGATCCAACCATACGAGCAGTAATAGAAGATGTAGTTAATAGTGCATTTACATGTTCATCCTTGCGGAAATCAGTATATGGTTCATCTCCAGCGGATATGATATCTTTACCCACACCCTTAATGGCAGAATTGTATACCAACTTATCTCCTATACCAAATTTATCTTCACATTTAATATAGAATTCTATAAGAACACCATCTACACCTTTAAGTTTTCCAGTTGGAGGTAATTTATAATCAGGTTCTAGAATATGATCCATACCTTTGATTTTATTATCTTTAAATATTTTTTTAGTCTTTTGTATTTCCTTTTCATATGAAATTACTAATTTTTTTAAAGATGGGGAAAGCTCGTCAAGTTCACATGTTCTATAAATTTTAACGTCTTGAACCCATCCAGTTAGTTTAGAACGTACATGAATACGACCTAAATCTGATACTGCTTCTAGGTCATCATCTGTTATTGATTTGAGTAAAGCATTTGCATCTTTTTCTTCGAATGCATTTTGAAATATAATTAATGGATCTCCTTCTTCTATGGGATCTCCTTTTTTAACTACATTATATACATTCGTCTCTTTAGATAATGCTCTGTCTTTTTGCACACAATAAGTAGAAGTAAGAGCATCTGATAAATAGGTATCTATAATGGCACTATCTTCATACGCCTCATCTGTTGGGATGATCCCTACTTTGGCTTGTGTTCCGATATTATAAGAAATATTCTTCTCAGTTTTATCAGTACCAATGGCTTTAGAGTATGATGTTTTATCATATGCTAAGATATCGTTATACTTCAGTGTATCACCCTTCTTAACACATGTATCTAGCTTTACAGTTACATAAAATCCACCATCAGAGTTCTTCATAACCGTTTCTCTTAAATCTACATATCCTCTATCTGGACCATTTTCACTTATTGTATTTCCAGTAGTTTCATAAATAATATATTCATCTGTGACTTCTATAACTTTACCTTTATCTCCTTTAAATTTATGAGAGAATGTATTTGAAGTCATATATGGTAAAGCTTCATCCATACCCATAGTTACAAGATTTGGAGATGATTTTTTTACACGCATTTGATGCTTAGAAGTTTGAATGAATCCCATAGCAGTTCTAATAGGATCATCATGTGTAGATCCAAAAGGGGTCAAAGCTTCTGTTACACATAAAGTATTTAATGTATTTAAATCTTTATCTTTAGGAGTAACAATCAAACCTCTATTTCCCTTTATATTGCTATTTATAGTAGCTTGGCGAGTAATACCAACATTTGCGGCAAACCCAGTTGAAGATGCTAGCACTCCCAGCATAGAATTATCATAAGTTCTTTTATCTAAACTATAACTCCTATCAGAGTTCATTCCAGATAAACCTTTAAAAGACATAGAGTTTCTAGCTTCCGCTTCTAATACAGGATTCAATACGGATAAATCGGTTGAAGTTTGATCTGCTAATATAGCATCAATAACAGCAGATTGTTTTATTGTAAGAGCTGCATCTTTTTTATTTCTTTTTAATTGATTCTTGTATTCTCCATAACTTTTAGCTATAACCTTATAAACATATCCAGGTATAATTTCAGTTGTTCTCATTCTATTACCAGATATATCTACGTGTTTATTATATTTAGTATCTACTAATAAATCACTTGCATAGCCTAAAGCTTCTACATAGTCTGTTGGTAGATTATATAATTCACATACTTCTTTAGTCGTAGAATCAAACATGAGATCATAAAAGTTATCCAAACCATCGGCTTTTATTCTACCGCCAAAATCATCCAAGAAATCTAGCCACATTTCTTTTTTATTAATATCTTTAATAGAATAATTAGCTGTATCGCATTGAGCAAGCCCACTCATAAGAAGAGAGCTACTTGGATTATTTTGATATACAATATAGCCATCAGAGAATTTAATATACGATTCATGGGATTGAGGTCGCTTATCTGTAAAGTGAAAATTTACATTTCCTTTTTTCATAGCTGTTTGCAATCCTTCATTATATGCCATAACTACTATAACTGGAATATCTGTATTTAGGATGCTGGCGGTAGAATAACTCAATCTTTTATCTGGTTTAATACTTTTTACTATATCATCAAATTCTGGATCTACTGCGGATAATGTAAACAGTATCGTATCTGCAACGTTTTCTCCACAGCTTATTACTTTACCATCTTTCTTATTATACTTATACGGAATTCTATTAGCATCTTCTTTAGGATAAAGCAATGGAAATTTTTTCATATCATCCATATTGAAACTAATATAGTCACCATTCGGTAATTCTATTCTACTATACAATCCAGCCAAATCTCTATATTCTATTGGGAGTTCATACTTCCCACATATAAAACTATTATCCCCTTCGAATATTTTAATTTTATCACCTTTATATTTTGATAATGCTTTAACTAGAGTACTAACACTTCTTGTAGTTTTAGATCCACCACTAGGATTTACACGTCTAATAAAGATTTTATTATATGAGCATGATACAATTTGTGCAGTATCTTCATCTGTTTTAATTATAGGAATCAACACCAATTGCCCACTCATTACTTTTTCATTACCCCTAAGCTTCATGGATCTATCATCTATAAGCTTAGGAATATCTAGTTTTATAGAAAATCTTTTACCATTCGCATCTTCAAACTTTACAGTCCAAGTTTCTACATAATCTTCAGATGTTGACGTGTCTTCTGTATTTACTTCTAAAACTGCAATTGGGTCTGATTTAGTACCCATATCGGTAAGTATAGCATAAATGTCAGAATGCATATTATAGTTTTTACTAAACGTTGTAAACTTAACATTTTTCCATTCTTCGTTTATATTATTGATAGGAATAGTATCTGTTTCTAGTTCTTCCATTTTTCTATTTTTATGGATGAAATCTTCTATTTTAGTATTATTTATTTTTTTATTGGCAAAATCATCTCTAATACTAGTTATTCTAGTCTTTCTAGCAGCATTCACATTTGGTCCGTCTTCAGACTGCAAATCTACTATGAGTTGTTTAACCCATGCACTATCAATATCATCATTGAGGTTATTCATAGCGTTTCTCTCATCTGTAGACTTCTCAGCAGTATCTTTTATATGAGCTACTAACTTGGCTTTCTTTTCTTCTTCAAGATCTTCTTTAGATTGCTTATCGTCTGCCCGTTCATTTGGACCACCCATATCAAGTTTCTTTTTTATTTCTTCAGCGGAAAGTTTAGAAGTACCTCCAGTTAGATTGCTTATCTCTATTCCACCATCTTCTATATTATCAATAATTTTATGAAGAATAGCTTTTGGAGAATCGTTCTTTTCCAATTCTGCATCTTGAGTTTGACCTGTGCTAAGTTTACTAATTAAATTAGTAAATAAAAGTAATTGCTTATCGTCAAAATTATCGAAATCTAATTTAAAATAAGCATTATTGGAAGTAAATACAAATGTATATCCTCCCCACTTTTCTTTTAATAAAGTAGATTTACGTTTAAGCAATCTGTATATAACTGAGATAGGGTTGATATCTTTAGTGTAATCCCATGCAACTATATCACCCTTTATCCAATCTTGAACTGGAACGAATACAGTTTTCTTTTTATACCCATTTTCAGATAATCTTGCATCTGTTAAGAATCTAGTAATAAATTCAAAATATAGATCTACAGCCTTATCCATTTTATATATATTATTTTTAAAGAAAGTTTGAGTGTAATAAGACCAGTCTATGAATAAATTCTTTTGTTTGTAGAGGGTATAATTAATATAAGTATATTTAATGAAATCTAACTCTTCTTTTACTTTATCATGAATAAGAATACAATCTTTTTGGTTTTTAATACGTTCAGAGTAAAGTAACTTACGCATAGCAGAAGAGTATAATTTACCCTTTGGATTTTCATCTTCTAATATAGACTGAACTGAATCGCCAAAGAATATTTTAAATTCTTCATGTTCGTAATTCGTTTGCACGTAGTCCTCATTTATAATATACTCATCTGCTTCATATACTCTATTATAGTCTTCTACTATAATTTCCTTTACAGCTTCAGACATAGTAGCTTGCTCTAAACATGCTTGAACGTATTTATTTAAATCCATCCCAGGTTTAATATTAGTAACAGCTGAGAATTCTAAATTTGGAAATTTACTATATGACGACATATTTTTATGCTTTCTAATAATATCATCTTTTAAATCTTTGATACTATCATATGGTCCATGGATTCCCTCTTCCCCACCCCATGCATTTTCAAACCAATATATTTTATTATTCTCTTTATAATGTAATAAAGTATGTGTCATACCTCCGTTTGGACTATCTTTGCTATATTCTATAAAGAAAAGCGCATTGCAGTTTATATGCATTTTTGAAAAAATATATTTTTCAAAAATTACTTGATCGTGGCAACTTCCAGCTTTTTTTTCATATACTTCTTTGGCTGTCATTAATTTGGTATAATCTTTATATTTTATATTTCTCTTCATCCAAGTACTTAGCTCTTTTGGTGTTTTGAATTCTTCTGATATATTGTAATTTTCTTGCATAATCTTATCTATATCTTTATTAGCTTTATCAACAGATACCATAAGATTTTTATTTCTTTTCTTATGATGCATTCTAACAGAATCTAAAGGAATAGACTCCACAGGAACGCTGTTTTCTCCCATGATCTGTCCAGATTCATCAATATAAACCCAACCTCTCCAGCTTGGATCTACTTTAACTTTATACTTTCTAGCCATTATAGATATTTTCTCAGCCAACTGCCCTCTTTTTTCTTTGGGGCAATGCCAGAATAGTTTGATAGCGGATTCTACCGAATGTGCATCTATCATTGGGTATTTTCTTTCTTTAGGAAGACCGAATGACGAATCTGGTAATTTCTTTCTAGCTTCGTATGTAAGACTTTCAGATAGACAATCTACTGTTTCATAGATAGGAGATACATCATTTCTTACCATTTGTCTTGCTTCATTAAGAACAAATGAGATATCTTTTTCTATATAATATGACTCAAATAGTTTTCGATTTAACGCCAATGGGTGTTTCATCATATTTATAGAACTTTCTAAATTTGGGGTTAATAGGAATATTGCGCTATTTTTTCTTTTATCCTCTTCATTAATAGGAAGAAAAAATTCTGTCTTTGTTAATCTTAGAGGTTTTATATCATCTAAGTATATAGACACTTTTATCTACCACCTTCTGCACTGAATTTACTCTAGTGTTTATTATATCTATTTATATAGATGGTCGTATCAAATAGAAACTAAAAGGATTATGAACTTTTAATTAAAATGAGGAGGGGATAGAATGAAACTAGATGCAAATTTCACAACTAGTGAAGTAATATCTACTGAAAATGATCAAGTTATTAAGAGAGAATCTTTAATAAAAGACGGTAGATTATTTATTTTTGAAAATGTATATGATGAAAATGATAACTTTATAAAAATCAGAAAAGCATACGAGTTGATTAGACCAAGAATTGTATCAGTTAAAACAAGCAATACAGTTCCAGTAGATAAGAAAATAGCAATTAAATGGAATTCTGCTGGTTATGTATCTGAAAAAGTAGAAGAAACTGCTAAAAAAATAAAAGAAATATACGGAGTAGAAGAATGAAGAAAACAGATTTTTTAGAAAAGATATCTACGTGTAATAGAGATGAGTTGAATAAAATACTGCACGAAAGATGCAAGCCAGTCAAACTTATATATCCTGTAATAAGACTTAAAAAAGTAGGAGAGAAAATAAAATGAATATCGATGATATTGATATTAGACGTAAACGTCGATATATTTATCTCGGAGTAAGAGAACTTAGAAACATATGTATTTCTATTTGTACTCCATATTATACTATAGGAAATCTTATAAGAGAAGGAGTAGTAAGAGATTTTATTACAAATCCTCATAAGATTAAAATATGCGAAGAACTATATGAAGAGATTCGCGCTCTATTGCCTAAAGGAGAATATTTAAATAATTTAAAAAATGATAGTATTGTTGCACCAGATTATATTTATAAGCGTATAGAAGAATTTTATAAATATATAAATTATTTAAATGAAATGGCGAATAGTTTAAAAGAATATGATGATAAAACAGAATTGGATATTATCAAAAAAGTGGAGGTAAAATAAAATGTTAACGTTAAATATCATTACTGGTAAAGATTTTGATGAATTAACTGATAAAAATTTTATAGATGCTGTAGATTTAGATAGATTAATAGAATCTAATTGCAGTACAGTGTTACATATATCTGCTATTCCATATATCTTTGAAACTCTTGGTGATAATAAAATTATGAAGTATATATCGTCAAGCAGTTCAGTTATAAAATTTGTCATTGTCCATGATACTTTAGATTATAAGACACTAGCACCAATATGCGATGTCTCATTTGATTTAGACGAATCTCACAATTATCCAAATTGTTTAAGAGATATATCGTTCTCTGCTCAATCTGTAATTGTTAATGGTGCTATGTATAGCGGCAATAAAACTATTAAAATATTTCTAGGGGGAAAATAAAATGTTAACAATAAATGCAGTTGTAGCACATCCAGACAAAGAACCAACTTTAAATAAAGATATTATAGATAGTATAATTATTAGAGAGTTAATTTTAAAAAATGCAACTCTACTTGTCAATTATCAAACTATTCCGCTTATATTTAAAAAAATAAAAAATGATGGAATGATTATGAGATATTTAAAATCAGATAGAGATACTATGACTTTTACAGTAGAATTAAAGAAAGAAGATGTTAAAATAATAAATGTTGCTATGATAGATGTACGTCCAACATTATATGGATTTAAAGATGATACAATTAAAATTGAAAATATTGCAGCTGTAGAACTTTCACCATCTTCAATTATTATCGATATCATTGATAAAAGTGATTGGAAAGTGTTCTCTATGTATATAGGAGTAGAAGAACCTATCAATGATATTAAAATAGAAAGTGATAAAAATGGAGAAACAACTCTCTGGATGGTGCAACAGTTTGTTAGTGGTGTTTGGGATCATAGGAAACAGGAGTATGAACATTGCTGCTTCGAGTTGACTGGAATTTATGATTCTAAACAAAAAGCAGACGACGCGTGTTTAGATGAAACATATGTGGTGAGCCCAATACCTCTTAATCATACTTTCCCAAAAGAAAGAGTTGAAGCTAAAGATTCATATTACCCAAGACAGAAGAAATCAGAAGTGGAGGAAAATAAATGTATATAATAAGCGTATATCCAGATTTTACTCCAAATAATGCCAATATTCAAAATATTATAAATGACTTGGATTTTGAAGGTGTAAATATTTATAGTAATATAAGAGTATCTCAGCTTCCTGAACTATTTAATGCAGTGAAGGAAGTAAGAGGATATGATATCAAATATATAGGACCAGCTGGCAAAACCAGACCATCTTGCTTTGAAATTTCAATTTCTAAAAGAACAAAAGATATTTATACAAAACACATTTGCCAGATAGAGATAAACACGAATAAAAAGAAAATTAAAGGTATAAAAAATATTAAATTTATGCCATCTTTAATAATATCAGATATTATTCATATTGATAATATTATGAGTATATATCTTTCTACAGTAATATCTGAAGAAGGAGAAGACGATAAAATTTTATAATTAATTAGGTTTCAATGCCATTATGATTAATTATAATTTATTACACATATAACTTATTTATAATCCAATAAAATCAATTAAAAAATAGGGGGAAATAAAAATGAGTGAAACTGTAAAAGGCTTAATTGAGGAAATTAAAGGCACTATTACTCAGGTAACAAGTAGTCGTAAAGACGAAGCTCGCGTTATGCGCGCTATGATGAATGATACTTCATATGAAGTAGACATTTATGGTAAAGATGGAAAGGTTGATACATTTAACCCTTCAAAAGCTGTTAGAACTATGGTTGCATCCGCTATGTCTGGTGCTGCTAAAATTCCACAAGCTGAAGCTGCTAGTATTATGGAAAAATATGAATTTAAACGTTCTGAAGCAGAAAATCTTGTTGACGTTTCAAAAGAATTTATCAACACTTATGTCCACTGCGGTCGCAAACTTCAATTGGGCGGTAGAGAAAAGTCTGACGTTTCTCTTAGCTTGAAAGAAGTAGAAGCCGGAAGTCGCCCATATCCTAAACAAGTTGGCGTTGGTGCAAATGGAGAAAAACTATTTGGACGTGGCGAAGCATTCGTTCCTGGATATGAAAGCTTAAAGGTGTACGCACCTTGCCCATCTTGGGTAGAAAAATAATAGTATATAATATAGGGCTACAATAATTGTAGCCCTATATTTAATTCGAAAGGATGGATACATAAAATGAAAACCGAATCCGAAAATACAGTTACTCAAGAAACCGTTAATCGTCAAGTTGCAAGAGAAGATTTTATAACACATGATAGAAAAACTACAATAGGAATATTTACTCTTATTAATGGTTTTGTTATTGTAGAATCTTCTAGTTGTGTTGACCCAAAGAATTATAATGAAGCAGTTGGAAAACAAATATGTAGAGATAGAGCCAATGCTAAAATATGGGAATTGGAAGGTTATAAACTTCAATCTAAGCTGTATGATAAATCGGTTAATTATTGCAATACTGAACGTTTTGACAATTTAAGCCCAGACGATTGTCAAAAAATTATAAATAAAAACTTCGAAAATTTAGATGCATACTCTGAAGAGCAAATTGATTGTATGTATATTGATGAAGAGTGTAAAGTTGCAATATCTAGCTCTCCTGGTGATGTATTGATTATTCCTATATCTGCTAATGAATTTTTGGCTTGGTTAAAAAATAAAAATAGAAAACATTTTTTATCATAATATAAGAGACTACTGCATCGCAGTAGTCTCTATGGTTTGTCTTAAAACATATAAGTATTACAATTGAAAGGAATGTGATTATATGTATTGCTCTAGAGACAGACTCCTATTTTCTAAAATGAGCACAGAAGATTGTAAAAATATTCTAAATGCACATGGAACTAATTTAAGTCGCTATACTATGGGACAAATAGCGGAAATGGTACCTTTACAAAAAGGAAAAGTTTCTACTCCATTTTTGGTTATTATTAGTGCAGAAGGAGATATACTAAATACTAATATCACAGTAGAAGAACTTAAAGATTGGAATGAAAGATAATTATATGAGACTACAGCAATGTAGTCTCATATATTATATATCGTATACTAAAACTATACGAAAACATAGATATAAATGCTTAGAAAGGAGGGGAATGGGAAATGAATCCTGTTGCCGATTATATAAAGAATCTTGGGAAATCTGTTGGATATGCCGCGATACAGCATATTAATGAGAAATCTCCAGCTATGGCAAGCTTTGCAGAGTCTAATCAAGAGCTATACAAAGAAGTGTTCCATTCTGTTAGAGATTATAGAACAACAATACAGAGATCTAAAGATCTAATACAGAAAAGCACAGTATATCGACTTGGAGATTCTGCATTTAATAATGCTCTAGAAGATATCAAATCTGGTAAGTTATATAATAAAGAAAGAGAAGATTCTTCTTTTGGTGATTTTGGCGATATGGATATGTCGTCATTTGATGAAGGATTCGATTCTGCATCAGATATACCAACAGATATAACAACCGGAGATCAAATGGTTGTTAAAGCTGTTGGTTCTGCATCGCAAAAAAATGCATTTGCAGTAACAAATGCTGTTGCCTCGTCAGCTCAATATGTTGCAGATACTAATAAAAGTATTGCAAATATGCATTATACTCAAATGACAAGAGTTATGAGTAGTATGCAATCTGGCTTTAATGGAATATCTAATGGTATAGACGCATTATATAATTTTAATACTCAAGTAGTAGGGGCACATGCTGAGAATTCTAAGAAATTCTTTGAAAATACTACTGGTCTTTTACAAGAACAGAATGCTATTCTTAAAGAAATGCTTCAAATGCAGCGTGAGAAATATAAAGTAGCATTGCAAGAAGATAAAGAGAGAAAGGCAAATAGATTCGATGATGTAGTAAATGTTTCAGGAACTCCAGATCTTAAAGCATATGCTAAGGCTATTGGCGGAAACTTTAAAAATGCAATTAACGAGCAGTCTGGTGGTATGCTAAGCATGCTATCAGAAGAAAATTTAAAAATGTTTGCCAATAATCCATTAGCTGCTATACCACAAATGTTAATAGCAACTGCTATGGGACCTAAATTAAATACTGCATTGCAAAAGTTTGATGCCACCCTATCTGGCGCTTTTGCTACAATGACAGCTAAGTTTAATAAAATGGCATCTGATGATAATGCTAATCCTTTAGAACAATTTCTTGGAAAAGTATTTGGTCTAAAAAATAATGTCAAAAATACTATTGATACTTCTAAATACGAACAAGGACCAATACAATTTAATGGTCTAGCTCAGAAAAGTATAGTCGAAGTTATGCCTGGACATTTAAGAAGAATTGAAGCTTTATTATCTGGACAAAATGAAAGGTTCTTTGATTATAAAAGTGGTAAGTGGACTAATGCTAAAGCTGTAAAAGATCAATTTAATAGTATAAAAAAGAATAATGTAACCTCGTCAATGTCAGACGTTTCTGATGAAATGGCTGAAATGATGAAAGCATTATCGTTTAAGTCTAGACAAGATAAAGAGTCAATGATTAAAGACATGGGAGCTATGTTTGAAAAAATATATGATGACTATGGTTTCTTTGATCCTAATAATAAAGATGAATTTAGCCATGTAAAATATGGAGTATCTAGCAAATCTAATATGAAATTACTACAATCCATGTTTAAGAACCTTAGACGTGGGACTGCAATGAAAATGGCAAATCAAGTGCAGTCGCAAAGAGAAACTCATAATCGTCAAATGGAAAATATAGAAAAGGAAGGAAACTCCTTATTCGGAAATCTATTTAATGGATATGATGCAGATTCTCATATTAAAACTACGGAAAGGGGTGAAATCAAAGAGAGATATGGTAATCTCGGAGATCAGTCCAATCTTCTTAAAATACAAGATCCATTTAAGAAAAATATATTTGACTACCTAAGAGGTATTCAACAAGAACTATTTTCTATTAGAAAACTTGGATCTATGGGACCAGGTCCTTCTAGAGGCAGTCGCGGTAGACGTAATTCTCAAGACACTACAGACTTCTCTCAATTATCTGATGAAGACTGGAAAAAATATTTTGAAAATAGATTAGGTCCTAGGGAAAAATCTAATAAACAGCTAAACAGAGAACGAGAGTCTAGAGCAGATGATGCATACCGAGTTTCTGAAGATGCTAGAGTCAGAAGACTCACATCTCAGGGTAGAATAATAGCTGGTGCGGATAAGTGGATGGACGATACGTCTAGAGCTACTGGGGCTATATATGCAAATAGTGTTAATAGAGATGTGCAAGATAATAGAAGAGCCATGTCTGATAATTCTACTTGGATCAATGATATGATGACTAGAAGTGCTAAAAATTCTAAAGCTAGACTAGAATCAACTGCTGGTAAAGAAAATGCAGATGGTGTTAGTTTCTTAGATCAGCTTATCCAAGCAGGATCTTTAGGTGCTAAGTATGATGTAATTAGAAGTGGTATAGATAAATTAACAGCTAAACCTACTGATATACTTACAGGTGTATTAACTAAAGCTGATGAAAATATTTATAATTTCTTCTATGGGCAAGAAACCGACGTCAAAGATGAGAGAGGAAACAAGATCAAAGGTTTCTTTAATCGAATGACTTGGGAAATGAAAGGTACTTTTGGTAAAGTAAATAGTTGGATAGACGATACTCTTCTAAAACCATTCAAAGACAAATTTGCTGGCAAATCTATGTGGGGTGCCAGTAAAAATGCTCTAAAGGGAATGGGGATAGATATTGATGGTATCGGTAAAGGTATTAAAGATTATTTTGTTGGCGATGAAGGTTTGCTTCGACCTACTATAGATGCTGTAAAAAGCGCATATAATGAAGCATACGAAGAAGTCAAACGAGATATGAGAAAATCATATAAAGATGCAAATCAATTCTATAATAATACCGTTCTAGGTCAACAAACTACAGAACAGAAATTGACTAGTGCTAAGAAGATTACTGGTGTAGATGCAATAGATGAAACTATTGCGTTTAAAAATGCAGCAGCTGCTAACAAATCTGTTCAAAATTCAAATGCACAACATGCTAAAAATATAAAAGAAAGAAATGCAATTATACAAGAACTAAATAAAACTACAGATCCTCAAAAAATAGCAGAGCTTCAAGATAAACTTAAAGCTATAGATGCTAATAGAGCTATAAGTGGAAAACGTAAAGCTATGTACGATCGTAGGGTTAGTAATTTTGAAGCTAGACAAAAAGAAATAGAACAAACTAATTTAGCTATAAGAAATTATAATACTGACGATTCTGATATTCTATCTCAAAGAGAATCTAAATTAAATGAACTTAATAAAATGAAAGGAACTTTAAATCTACCATCAAACTCTGTATTAGGTAAAATAGATTTAAATTCTCCTGAATATGCTCATTTAAATGATAAAAATATTTCTAAGAGTTTTGATAAAGCTAAATCACTGGAAGCCGAAATAGATTCTCTAAAGACAGAACTGGAAAAGCTTAATGAAAAGAGAACTTCTTTACAAAACTCCCAAAAAGAAGCATGGGGTCAATTTGGCACAACTAGAGAAAAAGCTATGGCTGATCCGGAGCTTATTATGGCTCAAGCTAAGGCTAATAGAAAATCATTTAAAGGTAATGATCTTCAAAGAAAATCTTTTGATGATGCCTTAGGCTCTCTTGCTACTATTTTAGGATTAGCATCTTTAGACCCTGAAGCTAAAGTGGCATATAAAAAGGTAGATGAATTAGAACAAAAGTATCTTACTGCTGTTAAAGGTTTAGGAAGTGGAGATCCTATAAAATCTATTCGTGTTCAGATAAACCAAAATGCTACTGCTGGAAAAGATACATCTAAACTTACTAAGAAAATGAATGATATACTCGCTGCCAAAGGATCTTTATTTGGTAGATATGCCGATACATTTTCTAATGTTCTAGGGAAAATGAGAGTACCCCAAGATCAAATAAGTTCTACTGTAGATAAACTTCTAAACAGTAATTCTATGGAAGAGCTTGCTCAAATTAATAAAAGCATTAATAAATTCATAGCTGCTGTAAAACAAGTAAATCCTATAATTGCTCCATTTTTACAGTCATATGAAAAAGATAGTGTTTTAGAGAACTATGCCGAACAGGGAAAATTTGAATCGTTTTCATCGGATATCGCATCTGCTGATCATTTTGGTTTAGAAGATTTATGGAGAGACCAAACTCAGTTTAAGAATCCAGAAAAACGTTCAAATTATGCTATGCCAGAACATGGAGATATTCATCATTATGCGAATGGTGCAAGAAATATTACCAAAAGTGGTCTTAGTATAGTATCTGAAGGTGAAGCTATCATCCCATCTGATATGAATCCATTTAATCCTAATATAGATAAAGCGGATAGACGTAAAGATGAGAAGAACGAAAAGAGTATTAAACAGCGTATCGGTAAGATTTTTAATGCAAATGATATTGCTGAAAATGCTAATGGTACTCCATCTTTTGGTAATGATGGTGCAATAACAAAAGGATTTAATAATTTTAAATCTGGCGTTGGCGAATTCACTAATCAATTATTTAATACTAAAGAGGCTAGTGCCAAAATAGGAAAAGTGAATGATGAAGTGAGAAAACATTTACCAAAAGGCATTGCCGGTGGATTACTTGGAGGTACCGTAGGCTTACTTACTGGTATTGGTGGACCATTATTAGGTGCTATAGCTGGGTCTGCATTATCTGTCGTTACTAATAGCGAAATCCTTCAAAAGAGTTTGTTTGGAGAAAAGGTATACGATTCAAATGGCGATGATACTGGTAAAAGAAACGGCGGATTGTTTTCTTCAGAACTACAAGAATCTATGAAAAAGTACTTACCAGATGCAAAAACATATGGTATAACTGGAACGGTTCTTGGTATGTTAACTCCATTGGGTCCTATCGGTGGTCTTATGATGGGATCTGCTATCAGTTTTGCTAAGAATAATGAGAGTGTTAAAAGCGCATTATTCGGAGAAAAAGACGGATTGTTTAATGGAGATACACAAAAAGCAGTTCAAAAGGCATTTCCTAATGTAGCAGCCGCTGTAGTAGGATCTATGTTCTTAGGACCATTTGGTCTATTGGGTAACGCTGCAATTGGAACTGGCTTGGGTCTAGTATCTACAACAGATGAATTTAAAGACTTTATGCTTGGTAAAGCAGATTCAAAGGGACAGCGTAAAGGTGGTCTTTCTGGAGCTATTAAAGAGGTAATGATAGACCCTCTGGCAAGTTTTTCTTCGACTGTTAAAAATAAATTCTTTGATTTCATGAAGAAAGATATGATAGATCCTATTAAACGTTCAATAGCACCTATAGGTAAACAAATAAGTCTTGCTATAAAAGATACGTTTGGTCTTATAGGTAAAACTTTTACTAGTATAGTAAAATCTAGTTTAGGTATACCTTTTATAAACCAAGTAAAAGAATCATTAAAATATTGGATGGACCCTCTTGGTATAAATAAATTCGTATTCAAAAGCGGAGCTAAGCTTGCAGGTAAAGTAATTTCTGCTCCATCTAAAGCTATTGGTTGGGTTGGCGATAAGCTTAGACAACACCAAATAGAAAAATCTAATGCCGATTACATGACAGCAAATGAACGTCTAGAGTTTATGGCTAGTAAAGGCAAAGATTACAAACTAAAAGAATATGATAGTATGCTTTCTAATACAAAGAAAGAAGAGCTAGAAAAAGCACATGACCTTATGGGAGAGCTTAAAAAAGGAAAAGGTTTCTTAGATGAGCGTCATGATGAATACGTTAAAGATTTAGGATCTACGGTTAGTAACAAATTCGATGTAGCTACATCTAAAGCTATTCTTAAAGCCGCCCACAGCGGAGATATGGAAAAAGCACACCAGCTAATTCAAGACTCTGATTTGAGTACTGCCGAAAAAGAAAAACTATTTAAACAAGTAAACGTAAAGGCTAATAAAGTTAGAGAAATCAAATATAGAAAAGATAATTATACTGGAAATGAAAATGAAGTATATGAAAAACTACAAAAAGAGTACGGTATAAAGGGTATCAATTCTAAGAATCTAGACAAGTATAGATCTGTTTTACAGACAGAGATACAGTCAAGATCTACTAAGGATGAAGAAAAAGATTCAGATCAATTTTCTTCTATCAATTCTTCCTTAGATGCTAATACGGATAAACTAGTTGGGTTCATGAAAGCTCAAGTAGAAATCCTAGCTCAAATTAGAGATAATGCAATGGGTGTAAGCCCAGAGCAAAATCGTGATTTGAAAAGAACTAATAAACTTGGAGAAAATGTTGCTGGGAAATACATTAAATCTAATAATAGAAATGCAGATAAATTAAATAGAAAAGTATCAAAATTATATGGTGGGCAAGAAATATCTAATAGGTATAATCTAGCTGATAATCAATATAAATTTGAAGCTATTGATAAACTTGCCAAGAACAAATATAAGTTTAGCGACTTAGATAAAGTTCTAGAATACGATGGGGATACATTTAGTAGATTTATTGCTCTTGGTCAAACTGGCTATAATGTTAAAGATTATGATAAAATAGCCAAGATGTCAGATGAAGCATTTGGCAATGTATTAACATTTGCTCAAACTGGTATGAAGATAACCGATATCGATAAAGTAATGAATGCAAATCCAGAAGTTATTAAAGGTATGGTAGAACTGCATGAAGGTGGATTTAAGAATGTAAGCCAAGAAACTTTATCCAAGATGGTATCTAGAAAATCTCAATATCTTGGTCATGGTAAAAAAGCTGCTCTTAAAGCTATGAAATCTTCTTCTAATGAAGATGATTCTAAAAATGCCGATACTGTGGAAAAGATAAATAAAAATGTATACGAGCCTCCCGATAATAGTGCATTTGCTCAATTTAAAGATGGAGTTAGAGATAGAGTATCTTCTGTAGCTCAACAAGCTAGAGAATATGCTAACGATGCAAAAATTGGAGCTATGATAGCCGGAGCATATAACCAAATTAAAAAGGAATTCGAACCAGAGAACGAGTTTAAAAATCTAGTTCAGGTTGAAACTGATTATGGTGTAGCATCGTATACTAGATCTACCGATGGATCTATGGATATGGCTAATACAAAGAACAATAAGTCTATATCTGATAAAATATCGCAAAGAGATGAAACTCAAAAAGGTATTTTAGAAAATCTAAAATCTATGGCTGGAAATGCTAAAGGTAAAGTTAAAGAAAAAGCAGGAGCTGTAAAAGATTCAGCTAAAGGTGGACTGCTTGGAGCATTAGGTGGACTCTTAGATTTAGCAAAATTGCCTTTAAATCTATTTAAAGGTCTTGGAAGCATGCTAGGATTACCATTGCAGTTACTTGGTCTTGGGGGAGTAGCTGGTAAAGCGGCAGGTTGGGCAGGTGGAAAATTATCAAATGTAGGTAAAACTGCTCTTGATTTTGCTGGAGGAAAACTTGGCGGAATGGCTTCCAATATTAAAGATAAATTACTTGGAACTAAAATAGGTCAAAAAGTTACAGGCAAATTAGATGCTTTAAATACTAAATTTGGAGCTAGCAAAATTGGTAAAATGTTTAGTAAAGGTAAGTCTTTACTTGGCGGAGCGGGGCTGTCAACAGGAACAGCTGGAGCATCTGCCGTTGATGAAGAAGGAAATGCTATAGAAGAGCCATCTGACGTATTGGGAGCTATAAACGTTCATAGAACTACTATGGTAGACTATTTAAAACAGATAGTAGAATTGTTACAAAATGGCGGTTCTGGAGAATCTTCTGGAAATCCAATACAAGATATAGCCCAAGATATTAATGAAAGCCGTAGCGATAAACCTGCTGGGTCTTCTAAAGTTAAAGGCTCTAAGAATCGCTGGTTGAGTAAAATTGGAAATGGTATAAAAAAATATGGTGGAAAGGCTGCTTTATTAACTGGAGCGGTATACGGTCTATCTCAGCTTATGCCATCTGGAGCAGAAGCTTCGCCATCAAATGGTTTTTCATCAGATGATTACGATGGACAGAACACTCCAACTACTGGTAGAGAATCCGGCTCGTTCGATACTGCCGGTGCTGCACTTTCTGCTGTTACTCTAGCATCTAATTTAGATTCTGATATGGTTCAAAAGGCTCAAGTATTTTTAGCTAAAGCTAAAGATGGTCTTAAAGGATTAGTTGCTAAACTTGGAAATTGGATTCCTAATAAAGGAGTATACGCTGGGATTCAAGAGTTTTGTGCCAAGTTGATGGAAAAGATGTCTACTCCTAGAAATCTTACTAAAATAGTAGAAAAGCTAGGTGCTAAATTAGCATTAGGTCCTGCATATGCAGCTATAGGAGCAGCTACTGCTGGTGCTGGAGCTGTAGTTCTAGGTGCAGTTGAATCTATGGGTTGGTTTTTACATGGTTGGAGCAATGCAGGTGAGATGCTTGGTGTAAAATCTGGGGCTACAAATGGCATGAAATTTGTTTCTGGTTTGGTAGATGCTGTTGTTAGTATGATTCCAGTTCTTGGCATCGTAATACCTTCAGATGAAGTATTAAACATGGCATTAGATTTTGTTGGACCTCCATTTGGATTTACACGTTCAGATGTAGAGAAACTTAAAAAAGCTAATGATCAGGCAAATAAACAGACAAGCTCAGCTATTGATGAGGCTCAAAACCCTACTAGTAATAATTCCTTCATTCAAAATGCTTGGGATGCTACTAAGAAATTTGGTGGCGATGTTTGGCAAGCAACTAAAAATGGAGCAAATTATGCTATAGAAAAGGCATCCGATGCTATCGACTCTGTTAAAGAAAAGGGAAATTCCGCTGTAGATTGGGTGCAAAATAATGCTAAATATGTAGCAGAAAAAGCCGGAAACATGTGGCAGTCTGCTAAAGATACAGTGTCTAATTGGTGGAACGGTAGAGGCAAAAGTGGTAATAAATTTGGTAGAGGTAATGGCACTTTAGCAGCAGGATTTAAATCACAATTAGATCCAGCAAATGCTATGAACTTCAATACTTCTCAAGATAGCGTTCCTCAAACCATGGAAGATAGTGGATGCGGACCAGTGTCTGCCGCTAATATGGCTAGCGCATTCGGAGTCAACATAGATCCTAAGGCTGCGGCTAAATATGCATTATCTAAAGGATATAAAGAAAAAGATGGTGGAACTGAACCTGGATATTTTGGAGATATACTTGGTAAATATGGTATAGGTACTCAAAAAGTACAATCGTCTAGCGACATAAAAAATAATCTTTCTCAGGGAAATCCAGTATTGCTTATGGGTAAAGATAATAAAGGTGTCAATAGTAACAATCCATATGGTCAATATAATCACTACGTTGTCGGGACTGGTATAGACAATAGTGGTAATATAACGATCCAAGATCCAGAATCTACAACTCCAAATAAAATCTATAAATCGTCCGATGTATTAAATAAATCTTCTATGGCTATAGCAGCATCTAATAGTGGATTTGGTAAATTTGGTCGTGGTAACAAAATAGCCAATCGCATATCTAATAAACTAGGTAGAGGAAAATGGGGTAGAGGCGGAGACGTAGGTCAAATTGCGTGGGATTTCCTAATAAGCAAAGGATTTTCTAATCAAGCTACAGCGGGGATTCTTGGTAATTTATTACTAGAATCTGGTTTAGATCCAACAAAAGTAGAAGGCGGAGGATCAGCTCCAGAAATTACAGTTAATGGATCTACTGGATATGGTATAGCTCAATGGACAAGCGAAGGTAGACAGCAGGGGTTAGTAGATTATGCTAGATCTATGGGAACAAGTACTAGCGATCTAAATACTCAGCTTGGATACATGGTATCAGAAATGTCACCAGAGTTAATAGGAAAATTAAATGCAGCCAAATCTGTAGATGAAGCTATGAATATATTCTGTGATGATTTCGAAAGACCAGACGCCAGATATGCTCATAAGGATAGAAGATTAGACTACGCTCAACAATTCTTCCAAAATCAGGGAAAAGGAGTTGCCAATGCTGGCAATGCTAGTGGTGGAACTCAAAGCTCTAGTTCTAAAAAGAATACTGGTTTCTTCGGTAAACTTGGAGAGCTTTCTAAAACTTTAGGTGGTCAATTGCAACAATCTCTAGGACCTTTAGCTGGAGCTATAGCATCTCAAGCTGGAAGTTTCTTTGGTGGCGATAATATAAAAGCTATGTTTGGAGATGACAATCCATTTAGTAGTATATTTGGCTCTAAAGATAATAAGAGTTCTGGAGATTCGTCTCAATCTGGTGGAAAATTTACTTCTAATAGTACTAATGCTGGTATAAAGAATGCTTCTAATTGGGCATCTGGATTGGCAGAAAGTGGCGAACCTCAGGGTTATGGTCCTAATGGCTGTACCGCATTTACTAAAGACTATTTAGAGCATGCAGGAAATGAGTTTGCTAAACAAATGAGTTTATACACTCCTACTCTTATGCAACAAGCCCAATCGTCAGGATTGTGGAAAGACGCATCTCAGCCTGGAGCTGAAGGAGATATAGCTTTATTAAACACAGATAGCAATGCATCAGATCCGGATCATGTTGTTATATCGGATGGTCAAGGTGGATATTTTGGAAATTCTTCTAGCACGCTAAAAGTAAAATATGGAAACATTGGCGATACTTTTGGTAAAAATAATTTGTTTGGATATGTGGCAACTGGAGCTGGAGACGGTTCTGTTGTAACTGGCGATAAAACAAATGATGTTGATACTGCTGCCGAAGCAGGACCTACTAGTGCTAAAGGAAAATCTGGTCGTAATAAATTTGGTATGGGTAAATTTGGTTTAGGTACAGCTATAGATCAAGTGCGAGATTCTATCAAAGACATCCCAACTGAATTTGTTCAAGATTATAATCAAATTAGCGACGATGATTCATTAGACGTAGCTAAAGCAAAAGCTCAAAAAATAAGAGAAATGTGGGTCGCATCAAAATCAAATTCAGTAGTTACTCCAGAAGGAATTGCAGAGTCTGATTTGACAGTTAATACATTAAATGGGAAAAAACCAATTGGTACGGTAGACCCTACGTACGCTAATTCTCTTGTAAAAGAAGCTACTAAAAATACTAATAATCCATTAAAATCTATTCCTACTAGTTTTACTGATGGGTATAATATTAGTAAAGATATTCTAAATCGAGCTAGTAAAGGGAAAATAAAATTAAATAAAAGATGGGGCAAGGGTAGCGAATCTATAGTAGATTCTATAGAGAAGAATATCATAGACCCTAATTCCATCAATCCTAATAGACAAACCAACCAACAAACTACGGCTCAGCAAATTGCAATCAACCCTACTAGTTCAGCAGCTCCCGCTCCTGATTATAGTTCTAAATTCGATACTGTTATTGGTTTATTAAGCGTTATTGCCGAAGCCTTAACCGGTCAGAAGCAAGATGCGGTTGTATCAACTAATACAAACAGTACTTCTAAATCTAAAGGCTTAAATCCAGCCGCAATATTAAGTAAATTATCCGCTATGGGTAATGGCAGTAATAATGGTTTTGGTGATTTAATGGCAACTAGAGATACTCAAAGTATTATTGCGGCAATGACAAATATAGCAGCTAAACCCGTATAAATATATACTTGGGAAGGTCTATTATGACCTTCCCAACACTATATTAAATTATGCCTGTGAGGTGAGATAAATGGGAGATATATATAGATTTAATAGCGCAGTAGATGCACATTCAGACTGCTCATATTCGTCTAGTGTGATAGGAACAATAAGTGCCGGAACTAGCTTAGAAGTTACTGAAATAGCCAATGGATGGTATCATACAAATCAAGGTTGGGGGTATGGATTTAAAGGAACATCTGTAATAGTTGAAAAGGTTGGCTCTACTACAGAAACAAATATAGAACCTGGAGCTTATATAAAATTCAATTCAACTGATACAATCAAAACTACAGATGGTAGTTATTTGCCTATATCTACTACAAATAATACATTTATGGTAACGCAAGTTTCTGGAGAGAAGACACAAATAAGCGATGGATCTAACACATATTGGGTAAAAACTTCAGATATAAAAGTAACTGTCAATGGAACAATATCTGTTCCTATAGAGGTCGCTCAAACTGTAGATAAAGA